AGCCATGTCAAACATTCGTACAAACTTAAATTAGTTATTCTTTCTAAATTTATTATCTCTCCATTTGTTAATCTATACATCACTCCGAACCAACCCCACTTGTCTGCGAATTGGTCATCTGCACTTTGTTGAGTATCTCCTGACTGCGTTCCATTAAATACTGCGGCAAAATCATTGACAATTCTTTCCCTAAAGTCCAAAAAAAAACCAGAGCATTATTTACATCTTCTGCTTTCATCTTGGTAAACTTCTTTGCCCTCATTCGCATATCACTAACTCCGTAAGCTTCAATAGAATAACTACTACCATCTTTTTCTATAATAGGTCTATATAAAACTGCCATCAACTTAGGTAAGTTATTTTCTATACCATTTTTTAGATACGTTTCTATGTCTGCATATTCTCCTAAAGTAATATCTTCTAAGTTAGGGTGGAAACCATACTCAATATCATTTACTTTTATAATTCTCTTTAATCTACTACTTGAACTCTCTTGCATCTTAGCAATTCTTTGTAGTATGTTAGCTATGTCATTTATACCTAATTCTTTAACAAGCTTTTTAGGAATATCTGACAATACACTAATTGTGTTTATTGCTTCTTCGCTTTTGGATTCGTTCTTTTTATTAATTAACTTAACCCATTTGTCAAGTGTTACATCATTCCAACTGTTTATCATTGTGTAAACACTTTCCTTGCCATCTTTGTTTATTTTTAATCGCATAATATATAATAGAATTTTGTCTAAAATAGTTTAAAATGAGTATATTTGACTTCGTTTTCATAAAGTTTTTGTTAGAAAAAGGTGTTAATTTTTAGAGATTGCACCTTTTTTTTATACTTTTTTTTAAATAATTTACTAGAGTAAAACAATCTTTTTTGTTAAATAAGTTGTTAATAATTTGGTGGATAACAAAAAGGTTGTATCTTTGTACCATAATTGTTCATTGAAATATTAAGTTGAAGTTTAGAAGCAGATTGGAAAGGCTCATATCAGAATAAACTTACAAAAGTCAAAAACCCACATCATAGGGTTGGTGATGAACTCAAGCGATAGAAATGTCCAAATAGTGTGAAACCCCACAACTTAATATTTTATGAACTATAATAACTAAAAACAAAAACTATGAAAATATTTTTAAACACAAGTAACATTAACAAACCAACAATTGAAATAACTAAAACTTATATAGATAAAAACGAATTGATTAATAAGGTTTATGATACAGTTGTAGATAATATGTATACTAATGTTGTAGACTACTTATGTGAACATACTGATGCAAATGCAAATGACTACGATGACAAAGAATTAGACGAACTTGTAGAAAAAGTTATTTCTAAAATTGGTAAACTATATGCACCAAAAACAAATATAAGGGGGTAAAACAACGGATAGGTAAAGAGACTTAAGAGAAGGATTATAAGCCAATAGTAGCTAATAATTCACGCACCTATCGGAAGGACTTGACGGAGACCAAATATAAGTTGGAGATAATATCAGAAATTAGTCTAAACTTTGCCGAACAAGTACCCCCTTTTTTATTGCACAAAATACTTACCATAGTTACCATCTAACTCAAAAAACATTCTCATAGCTAAAGCATCAGAATAGTCAGGAGAACGACCTATAATGTCTTTAACTGTTTCTTTAGGTATTATCTTTAGCTTATTGTCTTTATCAGCATCTTTAGTCCTTACCTGCTCTAACTCCTCAATGATTTGATTCTTAGTATTTATATCAGGACATTCTATTCCAATCTGTGCAGTATTAATTATGTCTGCTAATTTATAATAGCATTGGGTTTTTAGATTCTGATAGTTCTCTCCTTTTATTGGTCTTGAATTATTTACAAAACCCCTGCATCTCATATAATCTTTTACCCCACCACCTACTCCATCTTCATCAACTATTATGTTAGTCAATCTTACAGAGTATTGTTGTTGTATTTTCCTAACTTCCTCTACAACCTCATTTATAGCCGATTTAAGCATAGTTCTTATCTTTTTAATATGTAGACCTTCCCAATACATTATAACTGTCTTATCGCTTCCAAATCGTGCTACATCACAACTTATGTATTTATCTCCCTCTATTCCTGTTTGATTAAACAAATTAAGTATTGCATCATATTCTATTAAACTATCTTTAGTAGCATCATATTCCCAATTACCATAAAGCAGTCTTTGTTTGCTTAGTTCATCTAATTCAAATAATTGCTTTTCATAATGCTTAGATATATACTGATTGTCTTTAACTAAACTTTGTATAAACTTTCTATAAGGTTTTATAGTGTTGTCTAATGAAGGTCTATAGTAAACTGAGTACACCCAATTCTTAGCAGGGTTACAACTCATTAAAAGCTTTGGAATTAAATCGTTCTCATCTAGCTTGTATCTTAGTCTTGAAGCTACTACGTTCTTTGCCTTTTCTGTTATTTGGTTTGCTTCATCAATAAAAGCACCTGTAATTTCAAGTGAACCTAGACTATCAAAGTTTCTGTCTGATGGATATAAGAACAGGTCTTTAAGTATTATCTCGCTTCCATTATAAAAGCTTATTATATTACTTGAACCATTGAATGTATAGTGTTCTCCTGATTTTAGATTCCATGAATTACAGACTTCAAAGAAAGTATTAAGAGTAGTTTTTTTAAGGGCATCTAGCTTAGACCTACCCATTAAGTACCTTGTTCCTTTATACTGCAAGGACATTAGAATTAAATAGCTTACACCTACCCAAGACTTACCCCCACCTGCTGCACCACCAAATAATACTTCTTTAGTCTTACTATCAAATAGGTATCTAAGACATTCTTTTTGTGTACTTGTAAATTCAGGATTAATCTCCAAGATTTATATTAATTTTGATAGGTTCATTTCCTGATGTTAAATCTATCTCTTGCTTTTCATTATATCCTCTTTTTCTACCTCTTGTTCTTAAAAAGAAAGTAGTGGCAGTTGTGCTACCATTTTCTATTTGTTTCTTTAAATGTGTTTCTGCAAAGTCTATAAATTTACTGTCTATACTGTCTACTGCTTTACGATACTCCTCATCATTTTTATACCATTTATAATGTTGTGTTCTACTTAGTCCTGTTTTAACACAAGCTTCGGTAACTATACCTAGTGTAAGCTCTAATGCTTCTAACATTTGTACTTTACCTACCTGTGTTCGTTCTGTTCGTTTATCCATATTATATAATAGAAATTAATTGTATTCGTTTGGCAGCATTAATCTTATGCCTAAGTCAGACAATGCCCATATTCTAATTTGTTCAGCATATACTTCAAATGCTTTAGTGTTTAAAGATGTTGTACTTAATATTTTATTTAGTCCTATTTTCTTATTGTTTATCTCTATCATTTCCCATTCATTAAGAAACTTAGCCCTTAATATATCGTGCATCTCATCATTAAAGTAACCTAACTCTTGTGCTAAAACTTGTACTATACATTTCCAATAGTAATTGTTCTGCAGATTAGACCTTGTGTTTCTATTTTTCTTAACCTCTATTGTGTAAGGACTTTCCATTTCTTTTAGGTAGTTTACTAATTGCATCTTATCTTTTTTATCGTGTATTACAAACTTCATTAAGATAGTCTGTCTTTAACTCCACCCCATAGCTTATTCTTTCTATTAGATAAAGTAGGTTCAGTTCTTTTAAGTGAAGGAAAGCCACCAAACTCTTTTTCTACCTCTTGCATATATTCTCCACATTGTGGGCATTCCGAACCAATATGACAAACCTTGTTGTCAATTATTTTCATTACGATTTTACTTAATTGTTTTTTTATTTCACATTTATTACATTGATATATTAACATAGTTTTTGTTTTATAAATAAAGGAGAGTATAAAAACATTTAATTATTATTATGGCAGTATGCCTACTCTCCCTTATTTAGTTATATATGACTTATTCTTACATTCTTTTTTTTCTTTTTTTCTAATTCTTCCAATTCAAACTCTAAGTGGTGTATTGCTTTTTTAATATCTTCAATATGCTTATCAAGATTATTCATTCCTGCTTCTGTTTTTTTACCACACCTCAATAAATAGGTAACAGAATTACCTACGTTATATGAAAGTTCCCAATCTGCTATAACTTTTCTTGCTTCATATTTATAATGTTTT